CCTTCATTGCTTTGGGCAAGCCGTTTAGTAAATCTTCGCGCTTTAGGTTGTTAGATGCAAATTGAACCGAAAGCACCTTCAACCAGTCCACATCGCCAACGGTTCGCGCCTTAATGGTACTGCGTATGTTTTTCGTTTGGTTGTTTTCTACCGTTGTGGCGTATAGCTTATCGGTAAACGCTGCGATAATATCGCTAACCGCTTCGGCTTCCTTCATGCTTTGCGCGGCTTCGGCTATTAGTTTCGCTTCGGCTGCTTCCTGTTCAGCTTCGAGCCGTTCGTGGTATTCTACCATTCGCTTTTTAGCATCCTCAATAAAATCGAGTAGCGGTTCGGTGGCATCCTTTTCGAGCTTCATAAGTTCTTTTTTAAACGAATCGAGCGGCGCGGTTACTTCCTTGCGTGCTGCTTCGATTGCCTTAACCGCATCGCTTACCTCTTTAACGGCGGCGTTCATTGCGGTGTATTCGCTAACGTTTTGAATCGAGAGCGCTTCGCCGCCGCCCGTGTTGCGTGCTACTATCGATTGCGCGTTTAAAGTTTGAGGCGAATTTATCGCGTGGTATATTTTTTCGATTGGTATTTGTACCTTTGCAAGTGTGTTCATGTATGTTTATTTATTTGTAGGTTAGAGGGCGGCGCTTTGCCGCCCTTTATCATTTAATCCCACGGCAAGTCGTTAGCCGCTTTTTGTCCGAATATATCGTCGATGTCGGGTAGGTCTTCAAAGTTCTGAGGCGGCTGCGTTTTAGGTGTAAAATCGTTTTTAAAACTTGCCGTCGTCATTGCTTTGTATTCGTCCGACTCTTTTATTTTATCCTGTAAAAATTCGGGCAGCTTTGCGAATACTTGTTGGTCGTGCGCGGTCGGGGTGTAGGTAAATGCCTCATTAATCGGTGCTGGGCATTCGTAGCCTTTCATAAGCGGCGCGAAGCTGATAATGTTTGCGTATGTGTTTTCGCCTTTTGTAACGTGCGCAACGTTTACCATGCACGTTTTACCAAGCATCTTAAAAATATCGAGCTTTGAGGCTTCGGCGTCGGTTAACTTTTTGCCAAGCCATGCCGAAACATCGCGGCGTAATAAAGCCTTTTCGTTCATCGATAGCGTGTAAATGCTGCGAACATAATAAGGTTGTTCGCCTTTGCTTTCATCGAATACCGCTTTCTCGGTTGGCAGCTCGAATAAAAATTGTACTTTGCGTTTTTTGCCTGCATAAATACCGCCTTGTTCAGTCGTACCGAGGTCAATAATTTGATAGCAGCGCGCTGGGTAACTACCCTCGGGTGCGATTTGGCGGTTTGACGTACCGCCGACGGGTGCTGTTAAAGCCATTTTAAAAAGTATTAAAGGGTTAAAATTAAAGATTCTCAGATTCGAACGAGTGTAATAAGTTGCGGTTAATACCGTCAATGACCTCGATAAATAGTTCGCTAAATTTGTTGCGCTCGAGCGGTTCAAATAGTCGGTGTTCAACTGGTACGCCTTCGAATTGCTCGCGGTGAAACTTACGCGATAGGTTTGCCGCTCCTGAATCGCAGCGCGTATAAATTCCTTTCATGCAGCCGTCGTTAACAAGCATTGTCATAACGCCGCTTAAATGGTCGTAAAAATAAAATTCTGTGTTTTGGTAATTGCGGAAAATGGTAACTGTGTCCATGTGTATAAGGGTTTAAAAGTTTAAAATTGTTCGTCGATTCCAAGTATTTGGGCAAAGGTCATAGACTCACCATCTTCGTCCTCAATCCATGCGTTTTTACTTGCTTTGTCCTTTTTGCCTAAACGGCTAAACGCATCGTTAAAATCTTGCGCTTTGATGTTAAAACATCCTAATCCAAATTTGGTAGTCTTCCAAATTGTGAATTTTTTTAGTTGTGCTTTCATTGTGTAAGTGTTTAAAGGTTTAAAAAGAAAGAGCGGTTATTAGCCGCCCGTGAGGGGTTTATAATTGTACAAAAATTACTCGTTTGTTGTTGTCCGCGTTAGCTACCCAAAAGTGATTTGAACCAAACCCAAAGTTAAAGGCGGTTGCTAAATCTGTTTGCGAAAATAGTTTTGACATAACAACTACAATTTGAACCCGCGTTTTGCAGTCCAAAATTGCGTTTGTGATTTCGCCTATAAATTCTTGGTTTCGGCTTGCTTTGTTTTCGATAATTACTTTCATCGTGTGAATGTTTAAGTGTGTGTGAATGTTTGATGAGGCAAATGTATAACCTTTATTTGAAATTGCAATACCTTTACAAAAATAAATGCAAAATAATTTATAAAGTGCTGATTTACAACGCGCCTAATTTTGCGCCCGTGCGATACCGAAACCGATAAGCGCCCCGAATCCAACCTTTGCCGCCGTTGTTTCGTACCATTTTTTGCGCGGTTGCTCGATTACATAGCTGCGCAGCCCTTCGGCTACCATGTTCGGGTTATCGATTGCAACTCTTACCACGCTTTCGCGCTTACGAAACGGGAAAAAACCGCGTAAAGTGTCGCCAATACCTACCGAAATAGTCGCGGGTATGCTTAAGCTATCGATTTGAAGGTAGCCGAGGCGGTTAATTTTGCCCGTAATCGTAAACCAGCGCTCAAACTTTTGAAATTCACGCGGCAAAACAAGCGCGGGTACGGTATCATGTATATAAATCGGTTCGCCTAAAGCTATTTTAGTCTTAAAAACGGTGCGAGTAATGACCTCAACCGCTGCTTTTGGCTTATCGATTCGCAGCTTTTCGGTTAAGTCCTTAAGTTCTGTGATTTTTTGCGCCTGTGTGTATATGGTTAACGAATCGTTTAGGCGCGTTTTAACGAACTTTTGTTCGCTTAGTGTGGTTTGCGCTTGTTCGTTGCACGAACGTAGCAATAAAAGGCTTAAAACGGCTAAAAATAGCAATCTTTCAGCCCAAACGTAGCTTGGAGATGTAATGGTCGATTCTTTCACGGCATTTAGCTTGTTCGTTTATAATAGCTTTTGCAACGTTGGGCGGCATTTCGCGCTCTGTTAGGTAAATCCGTAGAACTTTAATCAGCCGCTTATCGATTTGTTTATCATTCATATTTGACGTGTTGCTTTTTTAACTAATACCCTAACTGCTTCGTCCAAATTTACAACCGATTCCTCTAACATTCGCAAAAGGTCGGTGCGTTCGCTTTCTGAAATTGCTTTGTTCGTGCTTATCAACTTTACCAAACCACTAACCGAGGTTAACGGCTGCCGTAATTCATGCGAAAGCATAAACCGAAATTCCTCAAGTAATACCCGTTGGCGTTCGTGTTCGTGCGCCGTTATGCTGGTTACATCAACGAGCTGAAATCCGATAAAATGCACCGCGCCCATTATATTATAAATATTCCAAACATTAAAGCGCTCAGATAAATTCTTTTGTTTCGTTCGGGCGTAAACTCGCGAGGGTTCGGGTTGTTTATCTTTAGCCCTTTTAACGGCTTCTATGAGTGTTTCCTTATCCTCGGGGCTGCTAACTATGTCGACGATATTTTTCGGCTTAATGTGGCTCGCGTAATGCTTAAAAAGTTCGTTGGCGCTGACTATCGTACCGTCCGTTTCGGTAACAACGTAAAAAAGGTCTAAAGAATTTTCTAAAATGTAAACGGTAGACACATTGCAAAAATAAGCAATAGTGTTAAATTATACTAAATGTTTATACGTTTCTTAATTCAGTAATAAGCGAACGCCACGCAGCGCCGCACCCCATTAAATACTTTGCCGAAAGCCAAAGCGTAAAACTAAAAACAACTCCGTTTAAAAGTATATCGTAATTCATAGGCGTTTCAAAATCTTGAGTATTTCTTACGGGTTGACTTTTGAGCGTGTAGGCTGTTGGCTGTGGGTATAATGACAAATCGCACGGGCTAATTGTATCGAATGCTGTTAAAACTACTTCGGGCTTTGGATGAACATAAGCCCCCGAAATAATAGCCTCATACGATTCTTTGTTGGCGTTCACGAAAGCCGTGTCAACCTCATAGCTCATAGTGTCCACATTGAGCTTATTGTGGCGTGCAATCTTGACGGTATCTCTACGAACTTGTTGCATCGTTTTTGGCTTTTGGAATGTACCCTGCTGCGATTAGCGTTGCCACAATTGCCGCGAGGGTTTCGGTTGATATCACTTTAAAGATTAGTAAAAAGATTGAAACTAATATCATAAGGCTTCCGATTGTGCTACGCCAATGCTTAACAATTATATCAATGATTCGCCTTGGTTTGGTAGCACGTTTTCGCATAGGTTAAAATACGCGAAAGCATTGTTAGTGTTGGGGCAATTGCGACCTAAACTTTACAAAGTGAGAAATAGAGGTTCGCCTCTTCGCGTCTGCGATTTGTTAGCCCTGCAAGGACCTTGCCGCCTGCCTTGTTCCAGCGAAGGAACTCATCCAAGATGCTTGGGTCTGCGTGGTTTGCTTTGGCTTTCTTAAGCAGCGTGGACTTAATCAAAGCACCCGTCCCAAGATTGTAGGCGAACGATACCAACGCATCAAATTGGCATTGATTGATATTCGGTAGGTGCTTATTTACCGCCGCTTCGAATGATTCAAGCGTGGCGAGTAATAGCTGCGTTGCTTCCTTTTCGCTTGCGAGCTTTTCTCCTAAAATTACCTTCTTGCCATTCGGGTATCGTGTCGAGCCGTAGCCTATGGTAACTACGGAAGCAGGACATAGGTAACTCGTAAGCCGCAAGCCCTCATACTTCTTAATTAGATTAAGACCAAGTAGTGAGGTGCTGCGCATTTAGATGATAACGTATTGTAGAACTGCGTATAAGTAAGTAAATTGAAATTCGTTTGTTGCTGATACAAAATTCATTTCAATCTTATTTGTTGCAGTATCGGCTGTTATGCCC